TCCGATCTCCTTTCGGGCACGAAGAACCTCACTACACCCTTCCGTAGTGGGGTTCTTTATTTGTCCGTGGTGTAGAAGCCTTTGCCTTTGAAGGTAACAGATGGCGAGTCCCACTTACGTATCATACTTACGTGGCAGTCAAAGCAGGTTGGCTCACGAGGTTCTTCGTGGATGCTACGTTCAACTGTTAGTTCAGTATTGCAGTCAGGACAACGATAGTCATACATCATTGGTAAGGCGACTCTCCTCCCATAAAGTTAAGTATCTTTCGTAATGCATTGGAACATCTACGATCAGCAGTAGAGATAGCACACTCAGTTGCCTCACTTAGTTGTTGGAGTGTGTAGTTCTCGTGGTATCGAAGACGTAAGATGTTCTTCTCATCCTCATCTAGTAGTTCATAACACTTCTTGATGTCAATGAGTGTGGCTAATAGGTTGCCACCTTCAGCGGGGGCAGCGGGCTTGCGTGGTGTGCCATCATTGACAAGGTTCTGTGCTTGTTCAATGGCAGTATCATTGACAACGCTTGCGATAACATAAGGTAACAACTGTGCAATGGTAGTAACATCATAGAAGGACTCATCATTGGTCTGGTATCCAGACCTAGTAGCCTTCTCTTTGCGGGCATAGCGTTCAATGCCACGCCTCATCTGGTAGGCAATACGCTTCTGGTTGATAAGGCGTTTTGTTTCATCCTCTTCGTTAAGTAAGTCATTGAAGTAGGACACACGTGTCATCAACCAAGCGTATGCTTCTTGCACTAGATCAACACGATCCACATACTTACGATAACGGCGATGAACAATGGTTACTACACTAGGTACAAGGTCATCTAGTATTGGATGTGGCTTAGTCACAGTCAGGTAACACCCGATCTATAGTGTGTTGGATGTTGAGTAACTTGATGGCAAGGAAGTCAATGTAATTACTAGCATCTGCTAACTCTTCAATCAATTCTCTGATGGTATCTGAGGTAGTAAAGGACTCAAACTTCTGACCCTTTGCGTGTGAGTATTGGTCGTGACCTACACCCTTGACACGGTGAGCACGCAATGATGCAAAGGATTCAATGAAGGATGTTAAGTCCTCAGTTGTCACACCCATTGCACGGTACCCAGTAACCGCAGCGTGATCTATTAACGGGTTGGTTGTGGGCGTATGAGTATCAGTTGGTTCTGCCTGTCCTGTTGTAAGATGTGAAAGCCCATATGCTGCAAAGTCTGTAACATTATGACCCACTCGTTCTCGGTCATCGTCATACATCACACACCTCCAAATAATTTCAACGATTCTTCTTTGCCGTGTGCAAGGTAGTAATCATTGATGTCCATTGATGCGGGCAATGATACTATGCGTGAGTTCATTACCTCTTGTGACACACGGCGAGAGAACTCAGCGCCTGGATTGGTGCCATCATCTTTGATGTCGTTGTCACCGACTATGTACACGGTGTCATAGCCTGTAAATAACTTATTAAAGTGTGGCTTCCAAGCCTGCACTCCTGGTACTCCTACTGCTGGGATGTTTAAGATACCTGATACAACTACTGCATCTAATTCACCTTCACATACAACTACAACAGATGAATCAATGGTGATGTCAGCAACGTTATAGAGGTGACCCTTCTGTCCTGCTGGTGCACCATACTTAGGCTTACCATCATCTAACCTACGAAACTTTACTCCCACACACATACCAAGTGCGGTCAGATAGGGCACAGAAAGCCAGCCCGCGTGCGTTTCGTGACCATTGATCGGGTCTGTTACCACACCCAACGAAAACTGTTGGGCAATATCTTCAGAGATCCCACGTCCTTCTAGGTACTCTATTGCCCTTGCGTCCAGGTTTTTGCTGTAGTGATTGACCGCTTCCAACAACGATCTCGATTGCTCGTGCGAGTGCATCCTTAAACTCCAAGTTCTCTATGATACCTACAACGTTTACTGCATTGCCACCCTTACCGCAGGTGTGGCAGAAGAACAAGTTGTCATAGGTATTGATGACAGCACTTCTTCTTTTATCAGGATGGATGCAACACCTAACAGATGCAGACCTACCTTCCCGTACTTCCCCTCCATAGTGCAGAACAATTGTTCCTATGGGGATTGTGTTTGCATCAACGGGACCTTTGAACCTTCCCGCTTTACGTACCCTGGACCAGTCTTGTGTTGACATACACACCCCTTGTCGTTGCACTTCTCGTGCCAGTTAGAGGCACGCTTGTAATGAGTAAGAGTATTCTCTTCGCCCGCTTTACTACAGTTATCACAGATCATTTGAACTCCTTCAATTCAGTTACTGGTACACGCCATCCACCAATAGTCTCATCTCTATAGGTTGCGCTTGCATACTCTTCAGGGTTACACCAACCATAGACTTCAACCTGTGAGTAATAATCTTCATCAAGAATCTTTGTTCCTACTAGTATCTTGCCGTTGTCCTTACTCCAAAATGGAATAGAGTCACGTGTTCGTACGGTACGTACCTCAAAGTTAATACCCACATCAGGCAACTTAGCCCGACGAGGATGCAAGTCATTGGGGTACCACGGTACGTTCCAAGCAGTATCAGTAACAGATGCAACCGCCCACTCAGATACGTTGGCTCGCACATTGGCAAGAAGTTCGTGCTCTAAGTAGCCGTTCTTCTTACCTTCTGCATAGTTAGGTCTGTCTACAGAACCATACTTAGCAAGCCAACGCTCTGTTGCAAGCATCGTACAAACTCTTACTTCATCCTTGCTCAGTCGTACTATCATCATCCTCTTCTTCAGTAGTTGAATCTTCAACCACTTCTTCTGGTACTAGGATCTCTGCTGTTGTGATGTCACCTTCTGGTACTGGCATTATTGTTTCTCCTTTATCCATTGTGCTAGGTCTTGAATGACCCAGGCGTTTTCTATTCCAGCGTTGCGACGCTTAACTATGACATAGTGCAGTGGTACTTCCCCAAGACCACGTGCAGTGGCATAATTAAGCGCCTCAACTTCTGCTTCTCTCCAGAACTCAGGCAACGAAAGCGTTGCCCTGTTCTTGAGTTCAAGGATGTAGGTTTCTCCTGCGATAACAGTTACGATGTCGCCCTCATCCTTTGCCCCAGCCTTAGTCAAACGTTCTGCCATAACTCCGCATTTGCGAAGCCACTTCATAACATCTGTCTCAAACTGAGAACCTTTACGTCCATTGGGATTAACCATTAGACACGTAAGTATGCTCTGCCTTGTGCATCTTGATCTCCAATCTGACAGGAAGCAAAGTTAACAAATAGTGTAGCCCATTTAGAGGCATCTGCAGTGTGTGGACCAAAGCGATTCTTCACCGCAGCCACACGCAACATCCCTTGTCCTGGGTCATATCCCAATGTAAGTATCAGCGCAGGTAATTGACTTACCTTTCCGTGTATTGCTCGTCGCGGAGGTGGCATACTGGGGGAACCATACTCACTCTGCTCGCTGACGTGATGGAGTACTAAGACACAAGCCTCTGTCTTGCGTGCCATATCGTGCAACTCCATCATAATTGCACGTAGCCCTGCCCATTCGTTATCTGTTTCGGCTGCAACATTCATTAAGTTATCAATGATAATTAACTCTGGTGCAATTCCATACAGTTCAACGTAGGCTTTAATCTCCAACTCAATGTCATCTAATGATGGACTTGAATCGAATACCCATTGTATGTGTGACATCTTAGATAGGTGTTCACTGTAGAAATCTTCTTTGAAATCCATATTAGATTCAACAGTTAACTGTGTATGTCCTGAGATCTGCGCTGCAGATCGCATTAGTACTGTTGCAGTATCAGTATCTGCAGAAAAGAAAAGTGTAGGAACCTTAGCCCTAATAGCATAGACAAGAGCAAACATACTCTTACCAGCATTAGGTGCTGCTGCAACCATACATACTTGCCCTCGTCTAAACTTGATGGACTCACTTACTAGACCAGTCCATACATCGGGCAACGGCTTAGCCTTGGTATGGCTACCGCCCATCGCCCGCTTTAGATTAAGCATCCTCTTCCTCCTGATGAATCCTAATACCCTTTTGGCGACGGATCACTTGACGTTCTCTAAGAGTTAGACCGCCCCATATTCCGTAGTACTCCTTGCGGATACCCCATTCAGCGCACTCTGTTCTATGCGAACATCCGCGACAAATACTCTTTGCTGCTATTGCATCTTGTACAGCATTAACATCTGCCTTTGTGTCTGGAAACCAAAAGTCACCACTTACCTCTGCACACAGCGGGTTCTCGTAATCACGAGGTTCCCGCATTTAATTATCTTAGGAAGATAGGGTCGCACTTATCTACTGCACCCTTTGGTGCAGAGCACATCCACGCTCTCCAAGGTCCTCGTGCTGACGTACCAGTACGGTATGTCATATTGCCGTGGCTACAGGTTGGTGCTTGTCCTTCTACTACCTGTGGTTGTGCAGGTGCTGCAACTGGTGTTGCACCAAATGATTCTGCAACTGATGCAACTGTTGGTGCTGGTGCACCACGTAGTGATCCATTAACAGAGTTAATCAATGATGCTACATCCTGCACACTAGCCAGTAGCGCTTCTAATTCTGCTTGATTGTCTGCGTAAACATTAACGAGTACGCCATCCTTACCATAATTGACTTGGATTTTTGTTGTTGCATTTGCAGCCATTTACTTTCCTCCAGTTTGTTTGATTTGTAACCGCTGTGATTCACTACCAAACTTCTTAGGTACAAACCCAAGTAGTTTTTCTACCTCTTCACTGTCAATACTTTCACGTCCCTTGACAGTTGTCCAACTGACTTCTACTCCACTAGGTGTTGTACCTAGTAGTCCCTCGAAAGAAGTCTTCAAAGAATCTTGGTGCTTTTCTAACTCTTTAATCTGCGCTGCTAATTGTAAGTAGAGCAGTGCATTCCTGTCAATGTCAGCATCATCAATGACTACATCACTGACTGCCGTATGTTCTTTTTTTATACCAACGCATCCCATCTCACCTGATGCATCGTAGAACTTGCAATAGAACTTACAGTAACTACTATCGCGTTCTGGATCTGGTGCCTCTGTTGCACTCTTGATTGCTGCCAACCAGTTCAATGCTTGCAGTGCAACTGTCTCGTCATAATCTTCTGTGTGTACTTTGATGTCTCGCTCATCACCATCACGTGCAATGGCTACTAGAGATACACGTTTTACATCGTGACCATTCTTGGCCAGTAGATAACCGTATGTCTGCACCTGCCAACGCTGTTGTGTTGTTGGGAAGTATGAAAGGTTCTTTACCTTACTTGTCTTCCAGTCAATGACATCACCAGTACCAGGAACGAAGCAGTCAATATGTGCTTTCATTCCGTTGTACTCAACAGATGTTTCAATCATTACATCAGGGTTATCTGCTAGTGCTCGCTCAATCTCTGCGTGGATAGCAGTACCCATAATGGCTGCTAACTTCATCTCATTATCGTTAGTCTCTGGTTGATCGTTAAGTCGGTACCACA